GATCGTCCTCGCGCAGCAGGCGCAGGAAGTCGTTCGGCACGCTGTAGCGGTTCCAGTCGCCCCACGTCGGCCCAGTGCCGTCGGCGGCCACGGATTCGCGGGCGATGGCGAACGACCACGCGTTGCGGCGGAGCTCTGCCTGGCGCACCGGATCGAACGCCAGGTTCAGCGCTCGAGCGTTCGGATGGTCTTGAGTGAGCGATTCCAGCTTGCGCCCCTGGCCCAACTTCTGCAGGGCCAGGTTGGCGATCTGGACGTTGGAAGTCGCCATGCGCGGCCTCCCTTACGGCACTTCGATGTCGAGGGTGATTCCGAAGGTGAGGATGACGCCGAGCGGGTTCCATGCGGCGAGCGCGCGGAGGACGCAGGTAAAGCTGCGGCCGGTGGCGGTCAGCGGCGTGCCATCAAAGTTATAGCTGAACGCGTAGATCGGGTACTCCAGCACGTTCGTCGCCAGCGGCTGCACGAGCGTCGGCATGACGGCCTGCACTTGCGACGTGCCGGCGGCGACGGTGCCGAGCGGCCCGGTGTAGCCGGTGTCGTCGAAGCGGAAGCGCGCAACCGCGAGGGCGCGCGTCGCCGCGGCGATCGGATGCGTCACGTTGTCGCCGACAGCGGCTGGCACTTCGCTCGTACGGAAAACCAGCAATTCGAAGTCGGCGGCGGTCGTGACCGGGTTGCCGCCGGACCCTTCCGTCAGGTCCATCTCGGCAGCCAGGATCTTGCCTTGCTCGATGCCGCGCATGTCCCACGTCGCGCGCACAACCGAGCCGGCGGTGACGTGGTTGCTGACTTCATCGCCAGCCGCGTACTGCGTGGCGTTGACCGCGCGGTCGAACGTGGTGCGGAGACGGAGGATCTTGGCCATTGCTTAGATCGCCGGCCAGGCGCCTTTGAGGATCTTGGCTTCGATCTTTTTCAGCTGGCGGACCAGGCGGCTGCGGCCGTCGGTGCCCTCGTAGGCAGCCTTCAGAAAGTACAGGCCGATGTCGATGCTCGCCGGCACGGCCGCCGCGTTCGCGGTCGCCACGTCGACGTCATCGCCGCCAGCCTGGTCGGCGACGGCTGTCGCCATCTCGGTAGTCGTCAGGGAAAATACGGTCGCTTCGTTGGCCATGCTGTTCCCCTTACGTGCAGGTCGTCGCTACGACCGGGAGTTGTTTCGATACTTCAGCCGCAGCGCCGCCGGCGCCTTCGTGGAAAGCGCCCGAGCGGGCCAGGTAGTCCTTCAGCGCCGCGGCGATCTGCGCGTCCGTGTACGCCTGGCCGAACAGCAGAATCATGTTCGGCGCGAGCTCGACGCGCGCAGTCGCGGCCGACAGGGCGCCGTCGATGTCCAGCGCCCACAAGCCGACGGTCGCACTACCCATCAACTTGAACGACTTCGTGGTGTTCGCTGCTGGAGTCGGACCCTTGAAGTCGGTTGGGATCGCCACGCGTTCGCCTCAAAAAGTGGCCCCGGCGCCCGAAGGCGCCAGGGGTTGTGGCCTGCCCTTACTCGGGCAGGGTGTACTCGACGCGCATGCTGTGCGCGACGCCCGCGCCAAGCACGGTGACGATCGCCAGGGCGATGTCGACTTCCGCGTCGCCAGTCGCGCCGGCGGTGCTGATCGCCGTCACGTAGGCGTCCGCGATGGTCTGCGTGCGCTGCAGTGCGGTCGGCGTCACGAGCAGGGACGCGCCATCCTTCTCGGCGGCCATGTCGTACACGGTGGCGAACACGTCGTCGTCGATCGCGATGCCGTCGGGGCGGTACAGACCGCACTTGACGGCGCCGCTGGTCGTGGTCGCGCCGAACATCTTGATGTCGGTGATCTGCGCGCGAACCGGAACCCGGACGAAGGTGTACCACTGACCTGTGGTGCCGCCGGTGAAGTTGCCCGCCGTCAGGCTGCCGTAGGCCACGCGAATCGGGGCGCCCTTTTTCTGGACGCTGTTCTTCGTGACCGGAGTCGCCGACTGGTCGAGTACGTTTTGGGAAGTGCTTACGAGTGCCATGTCAGTCTCCGATTAGATTTGGTCGTCGCACAGCACTTTGATGGTCTTGCCCAGTTGCGTGCGGGCGCCGCCCATCGTCATGCAGAGATAGACCTGCCACGCGAGGCCCTTGTCCTTGCGCTGGCTGATGTCGGCCGTCATGTCCGCCCACACGCCAAGGTGCATGCCCGACTTGAGCCAGATCGGGATGAGGCGGTTGCCGGACGTGATGGTCAGGCGCTCGGTGAGCGTGAAGTCCACGCCCATGAAGCGCTTCACCTTGCCGTCGACCAGCACGGCGCTGCCGCCGTAGTCGCGGTTCGCGATCTGCACTTCCTTCAGGAGCGCGTCGTGCTCGAAAGCACCGATGGCGCCGTTGACCGGCTCCATGAGCTCGCCCTTGTTCGCGGTGATGAGGACGCGAACGGAACCCTGCAGCTTGGCGACGTTCAGGCTCGAGGCCGTGCCGCCGGTGTTCACACCGACGTCATAGGTGCCCGAACCGAGCGTGCCGAACGACTCGCTGGTCGTGCCGTTCTCGCCGGTGAAGGCGCTGGCGAAGAAGCCGGCGATGATGATGTCGTCCTGCTTGCGCGCCATGCCGGCCGCGCCTGCCTTGGCGAGCGGGCTGGAGAGTTCGACGATGGAGCGCAGCTGGTCCTGCGAGTCGAGCAGGGTCGCCCACTCGTAGTCGCGCGGGTAGACCCACCGCTTGTCCTGGGCGACGCCCAGGTTCGGGGTGTCGCTGTGGCGGCCGGTCTTCTCTTGCGCGGTGGCCTCGCCGAACTGCTCGACCACGGACGCGGCTTTGCCGACGTACGAGCCGACGGTGACGAGACTGCGAAGGCGGGCTTCGCTCTGCTGAAGCAGCAGTTCGACGTTCGCCTTGTACTGCTGTACTGATGCTACGGTGATGGTATCGGGCACGATGCCCCTCCCGCAAAAATGGGTTCAAACCAGTTTGCGTCGATGTGGCTGACGCTTCGCCGGCTTGTCCCAAACTGCGGGGGCCTCGTGCCAGTTACGCGAGCGCGGGGGCTTTCACCTTGTCCGCAGCGCAACTACCACATAAAAAGTGTACCACACCGCCTCAAGGCTTCTTCGGCAACCCCAAAGTGCCTTGTTTTTGCTGCCCGGTCGTCACCCAGGTCGACCACTCCTGGGCCGTCGCCAGAACGCCAGCCGCCGGACCGTCCTTGTGGACGATCGGCGACTTGGCTGCGGCCTCGATGCACCGCAGCCGGATCTCGGTCGGCGTAGGCTCGCTCACTTGGCCGGGTACATGATGGCGAAGAGATCGGTCTGCTTCTTCTGCCACTTCGCGTTGTCGGGGTGCGTCTTATCCGACAGCGCTTTCATGGCGATGGGATCATTCTTCACGCGATCCCATTCCGCGGACGCCTCCGCCGGCGTCATCTGGCCATCAAACTTCGGCTTGCCGTCGCCGGTGACGAAGCCCGGCTCGCCCATCTTCGCGCCTAGCGCGGCGAAGAACTTCCACGTCCCGCCGTAGCCGACGGTGCGCTCGATGCCGTCGATCATCTCGGGCGTGAAGCCGAGCGTCTTGGCGGCACCCTTCGCGATGTTCATTTGGCGCTCGGTGCCATTGCGCCATTCCGTCTCGAGCGCCTTCTTGTCCGCCGCCACCGACGCCGTGTACTCCGCGTCGGACGCCTTCATCTGGTCGACGATGAACGCGTTGTACTTCTCGTTCAGCGTCTTCGCCTGGCCGGGCAGCAGTCCGATCTCGTGGAACGTCGAGCGCGCGAACGTCTGGAACTTCTCGTCGACCGTGAGGCCTTCGGGCGGCTTGCCGAAGTCGTACTTGTCGGCGGTGGCCGGGCGGCCAAGCTTGTCGAGCACCGACAGCAAACCGGCCGGATCGTCGGCGCGCGGCAACTGCAGCAGCGTGCTCGGGTCCTTTCCGATGAACTTCTCGGCACCCTGGTAGGACTTGATGACGTCCTGCGGGCCGGTCCAGCCCTTGTTCTTGATGTAGTCGAGGCCTGCGGCATCCGTCTCCGGAACACCGTGCCATGCGGGCTTCGCGCCGGCCGCGGCTGCAGCGGCAGCAGTTGCGGCTGCGGCGGCTGCCGCTGCTGCGTCGGGATTTGCTTCGGTCGTCATCTGGCTTATCCTTTAGT